AGTCGGCGGCGCGGTCGGCGGCGTCGGCGGCGTGGTCGGCGGAGTCGGCGGAGTCGGCGGCGTGGATCCTCGAACGCGATGCACTTTTTGCGGCTCTCGACCGCGCAAATACCAACCCGAGCACCTAACCCATGGCCATCTCCCTCAACAGCATCAGCAAAACCTCACGCAACTCCCTGCCCCCGCGCGTGGTCATCCATGGCGACGGCGGCGTCGGCAAGTCCACCTTCGCTGCCAGTGCGTTCAAGCCCATCTTTCTGCCGTTCGAGGACGGACTGGACGGCATCGAGGTCGACGCGTTCCCGCGCCTGTCCAGCTACGACGAGGCCGTGCAGGCCATCGCCAGCCTGGCCGAAGGCGAGCACACCTACGGCACGGCCGTGATCGACAGCCTGGACTGGCTGGAGCCGCTGGTGCATGCCGAAGTTGCCAAGCGAGCTGGCAAGAGCAGCATCGAGGAAATCCCGTACGGCAAGGGATACGCCGAGGCGCTGCCGTTGTGGCGCACGCTGCTGGATGGCCTGAACTACCTGCGCGAGACGAAGGCTATGGCGGTGGTGCTCATCGCGCACAGCGAAATCAAGCGCTTCGAGGCGCCGGACAGCGAGCCGTTCGACCGCTACCAAATCAAGCTGCACAAGGGCGCGAACGCCATGGTGCGCGAGTGGGCCGACATCATCGGCTTCGCGCATCACGAGACCGCCATCAAGAAAGAAAACAACGGATTCAGCACCCGCTCGCGCGGCGTGTCGACCGGCCGCCGCCTCCTGCGCGTGGCCGAGATTCCGGCCTGCGTCGCAAAGAACCGCTACTCCCTGCCCGACGTCATCCCGCTGAGCTGGGACTCCCTGCTCGACGCGATGAATCCCGCCGCGAAGGCGGCCTGACCTACGGGGCGAAGCGGCCGAACGCAGCGACGGCGGCATGTAACAGCCTATCCCCACCCCTTCAACACAACACCGAACCACAACCAAGGAACCGAAATGGCCAACTTGACCGGCACCTACGACGCCAACGCAGAAGCCCAGAAAGACCTGGGCAAGCTCCCGACCGGCGACTACGTCGCGCAAATCATCGACAGCGACATGAAGCCCACCGGCGACAAGCGCGGGCACTACCTGGAATTGACCTACGAGGTCATCGAAGGTCCGCTCAAGGGTCGCAAGCACTGGGAGCGTCTGAACCTGGACAACCCGAACGACAAGACGGTCGAAATCGCCAATCGTCAGTTCGCGAGCGTGCGCGAAGCCACTGGCGTGGCGAACCCGCGCGACAGCCAGGAACTGCACTACAAGCCGCACGTCATCCGCATCGAGTTCCAGCCCGAGGGCAGCGTCATCACCTACGGCAGCAAGAAGGGCCAGAAGCGTGATCGCGATGAAGCCAGTATCAAGGCCTGGCGCAAGTGGGATGGCAAGGCGTTGGGCGCGGGCAACTTCTCGGGCTTCGACCGCACTGAAGAAGTCCCCGGCTTCGACGACACGCCCAAGCCGGCCAGCGGTGGCGCCCCCTGGAATCGCCGCAACGCGGCGTAAGGAACCCACGGCGAGCTGCGCGCCAGGGCGATTGCCGTCGCCCGCCTCCTGTGCCGAGCCAGCGGCGTAGACGCAGCACTGGCACTTACCTCAGAGCGTGTCGTCGTTGGCAACTCTGACTATGGCTGTATGAAGCAACGCGGATGCGTTTCGGACGCGGGTTCGACTCCCGCCAGGTCCACCACCGAGGGCCTGCAACGGTTTCGACGGGACGAGCAAGTGACGTGGACAGCCCGATAGGCGACCGACGTAATCGGCGCAAAACAATAGACGCAAACGATGACGTCTACGCCCAGGCCATTGCCGCCTGAGCCCGAGCAAGCGCACTCGGTCACCGAACGCGCTGACAGCCGGGAAAGACCGGCACCCACCCAACCCCGAGCCCTCGCCATGACCGCACTGCCCCAATCCGTCGTCGAGCTGCAGACCGTCACCGCCATGCGTACCTGGTGGGAGCAGAAGCTCGGCCGCGTGTCGCGCCGGCTCGGTGCGTCGCAGATTGGCCGCGAGTGCGAGGCGCAGCTCTGGTACGGCTTCCGCTGGGCGAGCAAGGGCGAAGGCTTCGACGGCCGCATGCTGCGGTTGTTTGATCGCGGCCACCGCGAGGAAGCGGTGTTCATCGCCGAGTTGCGTGGCATCGGCGCTCAGGTGCATGACCTGAACCCGCAGACCGGCGAGCAGTACGAGTTCACCGCCTGCGGCGGCCACTTCGTGGCCAAGATTGACGGCGCCGCGCTGAACCTTCCTGGCGCGCCAAAAACCTGGCACGTCGTCGGCTTTAAGACCGCGAACAACAAGAGCTTCTCCGACACGAAGAAGAAGGGCGTCAAAGACGCTAAGCCGGAGCACTACGCGCAGAACCAGGTCGAAATGCGCTTGGCCGATCTGACCCGCACGCTGTACCTGATGGTCAACAAGGACACGGACGAGGTCTACGGCGAGCGCATCCGCGAGGACAAGGCAGCGCAGGACGCACTGATGGCCAAAGCCGAGCGCGTGATTTTCAGTGCTGAGCCGGGCCCCGGGATCAGCAAGGACCCGGCATTCTTCAAGTGCAAGATGTGCCCCGCCGCCGCGGTTTGCCATGGGCAGCAGCTGGCCGAAGTCAGCTGCAGAACCTGCCTGCATGCCACGCCCGAGAAGGATGGCGACGGCCGGTGGTCGTGCGCCAAACGCGGCATCGCCTCGCTCAACTTGGCCGACCAGCAGGCCGCGTGCTGCGACCACCTGTTCATCCCGGCGCTCGTCACGTACGGCGCGCTGGAGGACGCGTCCGAGGCCGAAGGCTGGGTGCAGTACAAGACGCCCGACGGCTTCGTGTTCCGCAACGGGCCGCGCGCGGTCGGCAGCTACAGCAGCAAAGAGCTCAACGCCCTTTCCCTCGCCGCGCTGCGCTCGCCCGAGCTGCAGGCCATCCGCAACGCGCACCTCCCCGATGCCGAGTGGGTGCCGCGCGAAGAGTTCAAGGCGGTGGCGTGATGACGACCTACAGTGAGTGCAAGCGGAAGGTAAAAAGGTTCGCTAAAGAGCGGGCTGAACAGGTTCACGCAGGTCACGAAGACGGCATGCAGATGCCGCTTCGTCTGCGAGACTTCATTCGAGCGGAGTTTGACGCGCCATGTTGGAATGCATGCCTGCACACGGCTGGCATGCTGGCGTATCGACACCACGTGAAGCGCCTTGCCCGCGAGGCGGTGGCGTGATGGAGCTCCGTCACTACCAGCAAGCCGCCAAACAAGCCGCTTGGGACTTCCTGCGCCACCGCGAGGGCAATCCCGCGCTGGTGCTGCCAACGGGCGCCGGCAAGTCGCCGCTGATGGCGGCCATGGCGCAGGACGCCGTGCAGAGCTGGCAGGGGCGCGTGGCGATCCTGGCGCACACGCAAGAACTGGTCGCCCAGAACGCGGACAAGCTGCGCCGCATGTGGCCCGATGCGCCGATGGGCATCTACGCGGCTGGGCTGAAGCGCCGGGACCGGTTCGACCCGATCATCTTCGCCCAGATCCAGTCCGTCGCCGCCAGGGCGCATACGCTAGGCCGGTTCGACCTGCTGCTGATCGACGAGGCGCACCGCATCCCGCTCAACGGCGAGGGCCGCTACCGGCAGTTCATCGACGACTGCATGCGCCACAACCCGAACTTGCGTGTGGTCGGCGTCACCGCGACCCCGTACCGCCTGCAGGGCCGCGCAGTGCCTGTGTGCGGCCCCGAGCACATCCTGACCGACATCGCCTACGAGGCGCGCATACCGGACTTGATTGCAGAAGGATATTTGAGTCGGTTGGTATCAAAGCCGGGCGAATGTCCTGACCTCAAGAGCGTGCACACGCGCGGCGGCGAGTTCATCGAGGGCGAGCTGGCGGCGGTGATGTCAGAGGACGGCTTGGTCGAGCGCACGATCGCCGACCTGCTGGGCCGCGCCACCGGCCGCGTGGCGGGCATCGTGTTCTGCGTCAACGTCGAGCACGCAGAGAAGGTGCTGGCACGCCTGCATGCAGCCGGCGAGTCCGCAGCGCTGGTGCACGGCGGGACGCCGAAGGCCGAGCGCGGGAATCTGATTGCGGCCTTCCAGCAGGGCGCCATTCGCTGGATGGTCAACGTCAACGTGCTGTCCGAGGGCTTCGACGCTCCGCACATCGACTGTGTTGCGATGCTGCGCCCGACCAAGAGCCCGGGCCTGTACTACCAGCAGGTGGGGCGCGGGCTTCGCCTGGCGCCAGGCAAGAGCGATTGCCTGGTGCTGGACTACGCCATGAATGTGGTCGAGCACGGCGCTATCGACGAAATCCGCGTGGCGCGCGCAAAGCCGGGCCGGGAAGCCGAGGTGCAGACCGGGCGTACGAAGGAATGCCCGCAGTGCAATGCGCTGCTGGCCCTGGGCATCCGTCTTTGCCCGGAGTGCGGACACACCTTCGGCGGCACCGATCCGGCGCACCTCGACCGCCCCATCGATGCGCCGATTTTGTCCACCGAGCGCGAGCGCGTGCTAAACGACTACGAGGTTGCTTCGGTCAAGTACGAGCGCCACGAGAAGCCGGACAAGCCGGTCAGCATGAAAGTTACCTACCAGGTCGGCATGCGCCGCTTCCATGAGTGGGTGTGTCTGGAGCACAGCGGCTACGCGCGCACGAAGGCGGTCAACTGGTGGCGCGCGCGTGCGGGCATGGAGACGGACGTGCCGCGCTCGGTGAATGACGCGCTGGAACTGGCCTACGCGCTCCCGCGCCCCTCGCACATCCGCGTGGACGAGACCAGCAAGTACCCGGAAATCGTCGGCCACCAGATGCCGGCGCGCGACATCGATACACCGCGCATCGAGCGCGTACTGACGGAAGCAGACCGCGCGCCGACCTGGCTGCGCGAATCACTGAGGAGTGTGGCGTGATTGAGTCACCAAAAGACGAATGGCGTACCCCCGCCCAAATTCTATCCTGGGCGATTACCAAGGCTGGGTACTTTCATTTCGACGCGGCCTGTGATGCGAACAATGCCGTAGCTACGCCGCTCTGGCGGCATTCGAGCAACTTTGAGAGCGGTAATTCACTGAGCGCGAAGTGGCCTGGCAATCGCGTTATCTGGTGCAACCCGCCGTACAGCAAGATCGACCCGTGGGTCGACGCAGCCCTGAACTGCAACTCCACTGTCGCGATGCTGATCATGTCGCCCAACGGCGAGGAACGCTTCGCCCGCCTGCTGCCGCGCGCGCACGAGATTCACATCGTCGGCCGCATCGGGTTCCTGGACGGCAACGGGAAGCCAGTCAACGGGAACACACGCGGGTCTTCTCTCTTTCTCATCAACCCGCCGTTCGGTGCTGGTCAGCGCACTTGGGTGTCGCGGGAGGAAATCTATGGGAGCAAAGCGGCATGAGTAACGAATCGCTGGAGCAGAGGGCGCGGGAGCTGTTGGCTGCTGAGTACGCGCAAGAGGGGTTATCCGCGCGAGCTTTTTCACTGCGGAGCAAGCAGCAATTTTCGCTTGACGCGGTGGATCGAGCATCCACCCGCGCCATCACCCGCGCCCTTGAATCCACCCCGGCGCAGGAGGTTGAGTTGCCGGAGCCTATGCGCATGGGCCACAGCGACCGTATTCCATTTGAGGGCTACTACACTGCCGCTCAGCTCCGCGCCTACGGCCAAGCCTGCGCCTCAGCCCGCACCGCTCCGGCCGAGGGTGGAATGACGGTTGAGCAGGCCCGCGAGCTGATTACCAACACCATTGGATTCGGCTTCGACGAAGACTATGTGCAGCCCGTCAATGCACATGACATGAGCAATCTTGCGGAGGCGTTCGCTGCCGCAACCACCGCTCCCGTGGTGGGGGATGACCATGCGACCGATGCGGAGATCGCGGCATGGCTGGAACGCCACGACTTGACCTCAGCCATCCGGGGCGGTGATGCCCGCTGTGCGTTTGAAGATGCTCAGACGTTCGCCATAACCAAAACCACCGCCCGCACCGTGAGCCGGGGTGATGCATGAACGTCGAACTTCTGCATCACTACGGATGGAAGCTGCACCAGACGAATGCGGACAACCTGCATGACGCCGCCAAGGCCGCAGTGCGCGAGTCGCACGAGTTCCTGACTGACACAAATCACACCATGGATGCACGGGAGCGCACCACCACATGGGGCGGGAAGGAGCTTCGCTACCACTCGGCTCTTGTCTTCCGTGGAGAAGGTGCGCCCGCATATAGCGGGCCGGCCCCATTTGAAACCAGTTATTGGTTCGCGGTTCAGTACAGAGCCGCTGATGGCATGAGCCGGGGTGAGTCCAATGGCTGAGAGCACGAGTTTGATTTCCTCTCTGCAATCGATGCGCGACCGACTGATGCCGATTCTTAGGGATAAGTTCGGGGACGCCTTCGACGGCGACATGGATACCTTGCTAGACGCCATCAACCACCTAAAGCGCACCCCACCACCCCAGGCTGCGGGAGGTGAGCCGGTGGATTCGGATGGCCCGTGCAGCGACGAGGACGGCTGCCCGACCGAAGGCGCTGTCTTGAAGCGATTCTGGCGCGCAGCTATGGCGCTCGCGAACGGATGGCAGGATGAGGCGGCTGCCACCTGGGGCGAATCCACGGAGCACGCAACGCTACAACGGTGCTGCGATGAACTTCGTTTGGCCGCCGCCCCGGCGCAGCCTGCTGGTGGGGGTGCGGGGTGATGGCTGATGGCGATCCGACTGTGCTGGACCCTTGCTGCGGCACCCGCATGTTCTGGTTCAACCGCCAGGACGATCGCGCAGTGTTCGGCGACGTGCGTAGCGAGACGGTAACCGTGACTGACCGCAGTCACCGCGAGGACGGTACGCGCACGCTGACGGTCTCACCTGACCAGCTGATGGATTTCCGCGCCCTGCCCTTTGCCGACGGCAGCTTCAAGCTGGTGGTGTTCGACCCGCCTCATCTGGTCCGCGCTGGTGCCGACAGTTGGCTGCGGGCCAAGTACGGCGTGCTGGACGTGGCCACATGGCGCGATGATCTGCGCGCCGGATTCGCCGAATGCTTCCGCGTTCTGGAGCCGCACGGCGTCCTGATTTTCAAGTGGAACGAAACGCAGATTAAGGTCGGCGAGATCCTGGCGCTGACACCAGAGCAGCCGCTATTCGGTCACCCATCCGGCAAGCGCGCTGCGACGCACTGGATCTGCTTCATGAAGGCAGCAGCATGACCGACCCCAAACCCCTGATCACGATCAGCGCTGGCGGGTTCAAGGTCAGCGACGACGCGCCGCAGCCGCCGCCGTGGCTCTACACGTCCCTGACCAAAATTGCCCAGTGGCTGGAATGGGCGACCAACAGCCGCAACCCGAAGCACTGGGAAGGGCCTATTACCAAACGAATCAAGAGAACTGGGAGGCAGTGGTGAGCGAAAACGAACAAGTCGACAACGTGGCCGAGATTCTGGCCGCGCTCGTCAACGGGGACCGCTGGCTGTGTGCAGGCGCTGGGGCCGCCTACCTGGGGCAGATGCCTAAGAAGACCTTTCTGGCGTTCGCCTGCCAGCCAGGGTTCCCGACGGCCCTCAAGGTGGGCAAACGGCGCATGTGGCGGAAGTCCGAGCTGGACGAGTGGGCGGAGCGGGAGCGCAAGGCCCAAGGGCGCCAGAAGGCCGCCTAAGTCCCCACTCAGGCCCCATGAATCGCTGGAACCTATGTGGGGCAACAGGGTATGGTGCCGGAAATAGGCGATGCGCCCTGTTTTTCCGGTTCCCTCCTGAAGTGTCCGAAAGGCCCAAAAGCCTTTTCTGGCGGCCTTGTGACGGGAATGGCTGGATTCCCGTTCGCATCTCTTGCGACCCGATGGCGCAACCATCGGCCCCACCAAGGCCCCAAAAATTCATGGCAAGCATCCAGCCCTACCGCAACGGCTACCGAGCCCAAATCAAGAACCGGCATGGCCGGGATTCTGCCACGTTCAAGACCAAGCGAGAGGCCGCCCAGTGGGTACTGAAGCGCGAGGCGGAACTGTCCGGCAGGAAGCTGCCCGACAAGACTCTGGGCGATGCGCTGGATCGCTACCTGGAAGAAGTCGTCCCGACGCATCGCGGCCATCGCTGGGAAGCTCTGCGCATCAAGGCCATGCGATCCGCGCCCATCGCCTCGCGACCGCTTGCAGCGATGGAAGGGCCCGACCTTGCGGCATGGCGCGACGGCAGGCTCAAGGAGGTTTCAGGCGCGACGGTGGCTCGGGAAATGACACTGATTCGGTCAGTGCTGGAAGCGTGCCGACTCGACTGGGGATGGGTGCGCGAGAACCCGATGCGAGACGTCCGAAAACCGCGTACGCCGGCCAGCCGTAAGCGTCGGGTGAGCGCTGAGGAGATTGGTCGGTTGGAGATAGCTTGCGACCTGGCGGACGGTCTGGAGGCGCGCACGGCCCTGCAGCGGACCGGCCTGGCCTTTCTGTTTGCACTCGAAACCGCCATGCGGGCTGGCGAGATTCTCGGCCTGACATGGGCAGACGTATCGGAGAAGTCCGTTCGCCTGCCGCTGACGAAGAACGGCGACGCGCGGGAGGTGCCGCTATCCAAACGTGCCAGAGAGATTCTGGCTGTGCTGCCGCGCGATGGGGAGAAGGCATTCGCTCTTGCGCCGGCGACGCGCGACGTGATGTGGCGCCGCGCAGTGGCCAGGACGAAGATTCCCGACCTCCACTTCCACGACAGTCGTGCTGAGGCCATCTGGAGGCTGTCCAAGAAGCTGGACGTGATGGAGCTGGCCCGGGTTATCGGTCACCGGAACCTGTCCAGCCTCCTTCTCTACTACAACGCCTCAGCCGACGAGCTGGCGGATCGCCTGTGAAGCCGACCCATCCCCGGCATCCCTGTGCGCGCCTTGATCCACCGCTCGACGAAGCGCCGACCCTGCGCGGCGCTGGCGGCCTTGACCTGGTGCTCGACACCCCAGCCGCAGACCCGGGTCGTCCCATCCGATTCGACGGTGGCCACCCACCCGTAATGGAAGGTCAGCCGGTTCTTGCCCGTTTCGTCGTTGTGCCAGGTGTAGGGGGCCGGGAGCATGGCCAGGAGCCTACGGGGAGTACCACAGGAGGTGGTAGGTGAAAACGCGCTTCTTCGTTCCGTGGGTGCCGCGCTGGTGGATGGTGGCCATGATCGCCATCCATGCCGGGTTCTGGCAGCACCACATCTATCACCAGCCGGACAACCCCTATCAGTGGGTGTGGATTTACCTGCTGCTTCCGGTCTACCCCATCCACTGCCGCTGGCCCCAGACGCCCGAGGAATGGGCGCAGGCTGGTGAATGGTGAGGTGGCTGCGGTGTCTGTATGCCGATTACCGTGGCCGGCGAGCGCTAGGCATGGCCTCCCTTGCGGAGGACCGGGGCGACATGGTGGCGGCTGAGCGCTGGCTGCGCTGTTCGAACCGCATCTTCCGGCTGGTGCGCGACGGCGGGAATCCGTGGCGGGACGGGCCGATTTCTAAAGAGTTCCGGGGTAAGTGAAGTCCTTGGTTAGCGCTGCCTCGTAGTTGATCAAGGCGCGCATGTCGCGCTTCAACTGTTCGTCGTTCGCAGCACCCATGACCACTGTGATGCGACGACCGGTCGTTCGAGTCTCCCAGATCATCGTCATGCAGAATCCGGCCTCGGTGGTGATGCCGTACTTCGATGCCACGTGCTCCGGGAAGGCGTAGCCAGTCACCAGGCGCGCGTCCGGCTGGCTGGCGCCCGTGGGGTCGAACAGGTTGATGCAGGCGAAGGTGCGCGGCGATCCGTTCTTCGTGGTGACTGACCGGCTCTTGGTGCCGGCTGCGGTCAGCAGAAACGAGTCCTGCGCCAAGATGGCTGTCATCAGCGAGATGTCGGCCGGCGACAGGCGGTTGTTGGCGCTGGAACCGCCGGAGTCGTAGAACAGCGCAGTGGACGCGCCCAGCGCCAGCGCCCTGGCGTTCATCTGCTCCACGAAGCGGGTGTGCGGGTCGGAGCTGCCCGAGCCGCCTGCAGCCACCATCAGGCCGCCTACGCAGCGCGCCAGGCAGTGCGTGGCGTCATCCCGCGAGGTCATCAACATCAGGTAGAACAGGTCGCGGTAGGTGACCATGTCGCCATTGGACACGCCGCCAGCGCCAGGCCCTGCAGGTGAATCAGCGGACGTGACGGTGACCACGTCGTCCAAGTGCTCGTTGTTCACCCACTCGCGCGCGACGACGGCGGTCACGACTTTGGTGATGGAGGCAGGTATACGGGCGGTGTTGACGTCCTTCGCGAAGCTGCGCGCCATCAGCTATCCACCAATCCTGCCAGGCCATACAGGATGGGCGCGGACGGCGGGCCGGCGGGGTACGGCTCAGATGGCGGGGTGAATGCGCCGTTGTAGCGCGCGACACCCTTGGTCACCCGCAGCCAGCCGGCGTAGCCGTTCAGGTCGAAGGTGGAGAAACCCTGCACCGCTCCGAACCGCGGCAGCGCGGTGGACGTGCGCATGGTCTGGCCGCGCGTCTGGGTGGCCACTACGACGCCGTTGACATAGACCCTGACCACGCCGGACGCATTGCGCTCGGCGCACAGGTGATACCAGGTGTTGGCGGCCGGCGCCCAGGCAACGCTCGTGTCGCGCAGCACGGCGCCGGTGTCGTAAAACCGGAAATAGAGGATTCCGGTGTCGAGATAGAAAGCCCAGGCGGCCGTGCCGGCGGTGGTGCCCCACTGCGACAGGACCGTGCTGTTCGTGGCGGCGGTGTTGAACCGCACGAACGCCTCGATGGTGAACATCCCGGCGCCGAAGTCCCAGTCATTGCTGTCCGGCGTGTCGACGTAGTCACCGGATCCATCGAACACCCCCGCGCCGCCGCCGAATTTGGATTGCGCGGTGCTGATCTTGGCATTGCCTTGGGCCGACCAGCCTCGGCCGGTCAGGTCAATGAACGTGGTTGCGTTGTTGTCCCCGGTCATCGGCAACAGGGCGATGACATTGGCCCAGTCCGGATCGCCCGGCGACTGGTAGTTCAGCAGCAGCCCGTGGTGGCCGCGCGTGGTCATGCGAAGTCCTTGGCGATGCTGCTGCGCAGGGTGGTGCCGTTGTTGAAGCTGGAGATGGCCAACACGTCGACGTCGGCGTTGCCGGTGGAGACGTTCAGCGCAATGCCGCCGGCGGTGGTGCCGGGCTTGGCCACGGTGTATGGCGTAGCGGCCTGGGTGATCTGCACCATCAGCGTGAAGCCCTTGCCGCTGCCTGGCGTATTGCTGATGACCCAGCTGGTCACGTTCTCGGTCAAGGTCAGCGTGAAGTAGTCGCCTAACGCATAGTCCAGGGTGACCACCCCAGAGGAAGAACTCACTGCGGTGACGGCACTGCGGCCGGAGCCGCCCCCTCCCCCGCCGCCAGCGACTACTTCCCAGTTGGTGCCGTCGAAGTAGTAGAGCACTCCCTCAATGACGGCCAGGGAGTTTTCCACCGGGGTGAACTCATACCAGGTGCCGCCATAGAAGATGGCCGCGCTGTTCTCAGCGAAGGTACTCCACTGCGCGCCGGTGGCGCCGGCCGGGATGATGTACCACTTGCCGTCATCATCCGGCGAAGTGAATGCCGGCTGCGCGGTGACGCTGTCGGAAATGGCGCTGCTGAACCCAATCTCCGAGCGCAGGGAATTGTCGTTGGCCGGCAGGCTGTTCTCGTTGGTGCCCGACTGCCAGCGAGCGAACGGGATAAGGGGAAGGCTCATGCGATGACCTCGGAAACGTATGGGCCAGGCCCGGTTATGCGGTTGATCTGAGCGACGCGCACGGTCACGGGGAAGTCCATGCCGCTGGCGTCGAAGCTGTAGGTGTTGGCCGAGAACTCGAAGGTCTCGATCTGGTCGCTGTCATCCTGAAACTGCAGGCGATAGCCTCTCCAGTTGGTGGATTCCACCGGCATGACCTCAGTGCCGAAGCGGTGTCGGGGCACGATGCGCACGTTGAGCGTGTCACCCATGCGGTCGATCAGCAGGTGCGCCACCGGCCACTCGCGCTGGGACTGGCCGGTGTACTGCTCGGTATAGGTGGGCACGCCGTCGGTCAGGTTGCCCAAGCTGGTCGCGCGATAGGTCAGATCCTGGTTGATGTGGCCAGTGACGTTGTCGGCCGACTGGACGGTATCCAGCAGCACGAAGGCAGAGCCAGCCGGATGCTCGGCCGAGTCGGTGTTGAGCCGGCCGCGCGCCAACGTAGTGAGCAGCCAGTTGCCGTCACTGTCTTGCTCAGCGTCGCGGTACTGGCAGACCTCCCAGCGCCGCACATCCCCATCCATCCAACCCAAAGCGAACGACCCACCCTCGCTGAGGAACTGCTGGTCGGTCAGCGTGTCGATGGTGTCGTCGGAATACAGCTGCACCTTCACGACGTTCGTTGTGTCAGTGAAGTGCGGGCTGGCGGCGGTGACCGGGTCCACCAGCAGACCCATGATCGTGTTCTGGGTGAACCGCAGCATGTCGCTGAAGTTGGCGCCGCCGTCTGTACTCCGGTCGACCTGTGCCCCGAACCAGGCCGAGTTCTGGCCGGTGGCGCCGTGGTAGCTCAGGAGCCGGTCGTTGTTGTCGTTCATGGCCGGCAAGTCCATCGGCCAGTGAATGGTCGGCCCCGCAATGGATGGCGGCGGCGGCGTGGGCGTGGGCAGCGGGATGCCGGTCAGATTGCTGGTGTAGTCGGACTGGCGATCAGCCATGAACTTGCACACCAACGTGCCGTTCTCATAGCGCTGCTCGGAAATCAGCATGCGGCGGACCTGGCCGCGCAGCGACACGCCAATGGCGTCGCTTGGCACCAGACGCAGAAAGCTGTCCGGGATGGTGAACTCTTCCTCGCCGGCGACCGTCGTCCACAGGTTTTTCAAGATGACGTCGGCGCGGCGCCAGGCTTCGTTCTCATTGGAGAAGGCCACCGGCACTTGCACCGATACCTCACCCACGACACGAACGTCGGGCGAGAAGCGCATCGGTGAAGCCTTGGCCGGCGCGTAGCCTACCTTCGGGCTCTGGTAGGCCATGTGCAGCACGCGCGGGCGTTCGTACGCATCCTGACGGACGGTCTTGTCCGGGAAGTCGACCAGATCGTCGATGGTGAAGACGTGCTCCACCGGGCGGCCGCGCTTGGGGAAATGCAGCTTGTAGCCGGCGCCAGCGTCATGCTCGGAGCTGTCGAAGTTGAAGACCGGCATCAGCGCCTTGATGGCATCGGCGCAGGTGTAGTCGTCGGCAAAGACAATACCGTCTACGCTGTCGGTCAGGGCCGACACGTTGTAGCGATTGTCCGGCAGGTTCGCGCGCCGGCACAGCATCTGCACAATTTCAGACAGGGCCAAGGTGGCCGTGGTGCTGCTGAAATTCGCCTTGTGCGAGCGGAATGCACCGACGCCCACGAGCGTGTTGATTTGTGGCGCCCAGGCGTAGGCCATCCAGTTGTTCGCAGCGTCACTCGGAACCAGGGTCCACGTCAGGCCGCCATCCTCGGTGTGTAGCGCGTTCTGCGTCAGACTGCCCGACCCGTTGATGTAGGTAGTCTGCAACTCGGGAATGCTGATGCCTGACTGATAGTCGACGCCGCTACCGCCGTTGTGGGACAGGGTCCAGGTATTGCCGCCATCCACGGACCGATAGATTCGGCCTGCCGTGTAGCAGGCAAAGATCGTGTCCGACCAAGGCTCATATACCAGCTGCGCCAGGTTCCCAGCGGGCGCACCAACATCACCAATTTCCACCCAGCCCGACAGGCCGTTGGGCGAGCGGAAAACCTTGCCGTTCTGGCCAGCGGCCACAAAGCTGCCGCTTGCAAGTCGTACCCAATTCGGGTTGACCCCAAGACCTGTGATGACACTGCTGGGGTTCCATACTGCTCCCGAGGAAGTTGAAACCCATGCCCTGGTTTGCGACATCGTAAAGAAACCACCGATGCCAGCCTGCAAGTCATCGCAGTAGGCCATCCCGGCCGATGGCGCCGGATCCACACCGGTCTGCACCAGGCTGCCGGTCACGCCACCATCCATCGACATGTACATCGTGCCGCCAGAGGCGACGAATATGTGCTTGGTGATGGGATGCTCGGCCAGAACAAAGCAATTGCCCCCGCCGTACGTCACCCATGGCGTCACGCCATCTGGCGAAACGCGAAGGCCAGTCCCCACCGCGGCGACGAACCGTTGCCAGTAGTCGGAATAGATGACTTGGCCAACCTGGTAGCCGCTGTCCGTTGGGACGTTCTCGCCCCATGTGTAATCCCACGTCGCCTGCGTGGTGATGGTCGACATCTCGAACTGGAAGTCAGGAATGCGCTCACCCAGATCGGTCAGGTCCCAGTTCGGGAAGACCATGTAGGTCGTTCCCCGGTACGCCGGCGCATTGCCGGTGCCGAGATAGACCTCCAGGTTTGGATCCGGCATCTGGGTTTCGCTGCCGTCGTAGAACCGGATGCTTTGCCAGAACTTGTAGGACTCATCCGGAATCTGGTTGTCGACGGTGGCGTCGTAGACCAGCTTGCTGTCCTGCCACACGCGCAGGACGGTGATGGGACCTTCGATGGGGGCCTCGCAAATGCGGATGGCCCACGTCCAATAGACGCGCTCGTTCTCGGTCTTGGCACCGCTGCCCTTACCCTGCTTCTCGCGCTTGATGCGGATGAAGCGGTTGCCGCGGGTGATGACATTGCCCTTGACCGAGATCGTGCCCATCACGATGGGCCGGAACACGCCCTCCGCGCTGGTCTGCATGCCGGCTTCGCCGAGTTTGGGCCCCTTGATAATGAGCGGGTCGACGGCGTTGCCGATCATCGCGCCAATCGCATAGCCCAGCTGCGGATTTCCGTAGAAAGCACCGACGACGGCGCCGACGATGGGCAGTACCTGGCGTGCCACTAGACAGGCCTCCGGAAGACGTGGGTAAAGCGAGCGATGAGTTGATCGTCCAGGCGGTGTTCGGTAACGCGGCCGCTCAGACGCCCACCTCCGACGGCCCTAGCCATGCTGTTGGCGTGGATGAACCCGAAGCCGCCAAACTTGTAGTCAGTGACGATGCCGACGTGATGCGGGTTCTTCTCTCGCGGAAGCACGAGCAACGGGATATCGCCAACC